CAAATTCTTTTTAGTGTTTACCATAACTAATATTTTTAATTTTTGGGTTCCAGCATTTTCTACAATCTAAACATTTGCCGCCCTGCTTAGGTGCTGGGCAGCTTGGTTTTTTTGTAACTACCGTTGAAGTGTTCGGCCAGCTTTTAATACCAGGTTGATTGATCATCGAAGATGATAATCTTACAACTAGATTTGCGGGCTTGTCCTTCAGGTATGGTTTAATCCAGGCTTCTTTAGTCGGCATCCAATGGCGTTTAGTCGGCGTCTGTTTACATACTTCAAAAATTTTTTGAAGGTGTTCAAGATCTTGAACATCGCCCGAGTCATGCCATCTAAAAACATCCGATTTTTTAGAGTTGATCAGGGTTACCATCGCGAAGACCCATAACTTTTTTTTAAGAGCCTTCAGCCTTCTATACTGAGCATCCTGCACAACCTTGAAAACATAGCAGCCTTTTAAGGCGTAGCAGGTACTGCAAACTGAGTCGGGTATTAATCGCAACTTGCTGCCCGTGTTACACTCGGCAGCAGGTATACCAATTGCCCATCCTGGCATCTTGCCAGGCTTGCTAAGGCCTCCGACTAGATCCCATGCTTTTTTAGTGTCCATTGTTATGCTCTTTAAATAATTTTTTAACAAATTTAATTAAATCTTTAAATTCTTGATTAGGATCAACTGTTAACCAATCAACACTAGAATTAATTTTTAATGCTTTTATTATTTCTTTTTCTAATTGTGTTATATTCATTCTGTATTCCTTTCTTTTTATCCATAAAGTTTTTTTTGTTCTTCATATTCTTCTTCAGATAACTTCACTAATTCTATAAAAGTTTTTAATATTTCTTTGCTTTCTTTAGTGCCATTATCTCCTATAACAAAATTACTTGCAGTAATAATCCTGTTGTAAATACCTTGTTTTCTTATGTCGTGTAATTTCATATATTCCTTTCATGAGTCTAATATAGGTTATTGTAGGATATTGTCAACAGTTAAAATTTTTTATTTTCAGAGAAGAGCGTGTGGGCGGGACCCACCCTGAGCTTGTAGCCTGTGGTTAGTGCTTGTGGGCGGGACCCACCCTAAAAAATAAAAACTTAAAAAAAGGCTTAGCCTGTTGTCTCGAGTACCTACCCATTCCTCGACATTTTAACGGTAGAATTAACAACAGGTTCCATGCCCGAGCGCATTGCTCGATCGTTATGCCGATCCCAGGACCAACTGACGCCGGTGTTCATCACACCGGACCTGCAGTCTACTGACAATTGGTCCAGGGATCAGTACCCAATTTCAATCTGGCTTTACCCAGCCAGATCAATGGGGATCAGCATCGACTTGTACTTTTCATCCGCGCCCTTTCAAGAACCTTACAACCTTGCGAGTTATAAGCTTATCGCGGGAACTCATCGATCACCGATACTGATCCCAGATCCAATTGCCAACTAGCAATGCTAGACGGTATTCGGGTACCATGCTCCCCTAGACAATTGGATCAGGGATCAGCAGGGGCGATTGCTCGCCCCTAATTTAATTTTTATCCAAACAAAATTTGTCTAGATCTTCTCACCGAAGCGCGCTTCAGTATTAGTTCTACTGCATTAAGATCATCAAAGTTGATGTATGGAAAACCAAAACCATCTCTTCTCTGTCTCATCGCAACTAAACCCAAAGCCGTAAGTCCTTTATTCATCTCGTGAATCTTTTCCTTACGGTCTAGACCTTTTGCTTTTTTTGCTAGAACTTTTATTATTTTTCTAACTTTGTTCATAAACCCACTATATAGGTTATTATAGGATAGTCAAGGACATTATTGTCGCACCCCAGAGAAGAGCATGTGGGCGGGGCCCACCCATATAAAAAAATAAATTTTTTTGGCACAAATCACCAAAAAAATCACATAGTAATATGAGGCCTGTTATTATTTATTCCCTTTTTAATAATAGGTCTCGGAAAGGAGTTGACAACAATCCTATAATAACCTATAAGAATATTTATAACTAACTAATGAAAGGAATACAGTTATGAAACCAATAAGAAGCAACGAACTTGAATTCTTTAAAGAATTAATTAAAGACAAGTTTTATGATAAGCAAGAGCAAATCCAATCAGAAATACATTTTGAAGCGGATAAACTCTCTGAAAAAAAGAAATCAACTTTTGCTAAGGAGTGCGGAGTTGATAAAGACCTCAAGCAACTCGATAAAGTTAATCAACAGTATCTAGATTTTATTAGAACTAAAAGTGTTGTTGAACAGAAGCTATTAGATAAAGTAAGTCAAATGGCTAATGTTATCTCTAATAGACTTGAACGATTGGCTAAGGCGCGTCAATGGGATACTAATTTTATTAAGTTCAATGCTAAGGAAGACGGCGTTGAATACTTTACAAATAAATTAGATGAGGTTTGTTATCAAGAAGCTAAAGAGCATATTAAAAAAGGACACAAACTTTATCATGCTCTAAAAGAAAAAAGAGATAATTGTAAAGTTATTGTCCACACTGGAAGCGATATCAATTCCACTGTTAAAGCTTTGCAAAAAGAAATGGCAAGCGCGGATATTAAACTTGCTATTCCAGAACAACTATTACAGATCGCGGTAAAATAATATGTTTGAAATATTATTATATTCTGGCATGGCTTTAATCATAGGTGGTTTTTGCTTGTTCTTATATTCAGAAATGAAGCTACGAGAACTAGATCGTAAAATGTTTCTGAATGAACAATTACACAAAGCATTTATGGAAGCCAAAAAAGAAAGTGAGGAGAAGCAATTAAAATTATTCTAACTTAACTTGTGGCGTGTGATTAACACACACACGCCACACTAGAAAAAAATAGATAAGAGCATGTGGGCGGGGCCCACCCTTTTTTTAAAAAAAGGCAACACTACATCTTGTGCCAAAGTTATCCACAGGCACTAAAGTGCCAAATTAATTTAAATTAATAGTGGACATTATAGGATAGCTGTGCATAATGGGCTTTATGTTGTTTACAGAAATTATGAAGATTGTTGATGTAAGTGCTTGCACAAAAAACTATACACAATCGATCTGCCGAATGACAGAGGTGTCCAGGGGATATCATAATTACCCCCTGGAGCCGTTTAACTTAACGAAAGGAATACAATGTCAAAAACAAAAAAGAAAACAATTAAGTTCACAATAAGTAATTTATTCTGGACTCCAAAAACTGAAGAAGAATATAAATCTTTTATCGATAGATACAATGGAAGTGATAAAGCTTTGGTTGGATTATCTGGACAGATTGCAATGAATTATATTCTTAATAAAATAAACAATGAGTTTGATGTTTATAAAAAGGAGGGAAAATAATATGAAAGAAAAAACAATTAAGCTAAGTGATTATTTTGGAGAAAAAGAATACACTCTAAAAGAATTTAAAAAAAGATGGAATGGCCCAGCAAATGAAATCTGGGCTTTCTTAATTGATCATGGAAGTGTTGAAGAAATGAACTTGGGAAAAAAACTTGCAGAAGAAATTTTTCCAAAAGTTGCTGAAAATGCTTTTAATAAATTTTATGAAAAGGAGAATAAATAGACTTCGTTAAGGAAGAATGGCCATGCAGTATTTGCATGGCCTATCCTACATTATCCTATGCAGAAACTGCATAGCTCATAGAGAAGAGCATGTGGGCGGGACCCACCCTAAGAGGGGACCCTAAAGGAACTATATCGGAATTCGAACTTTTTATGTTTACGCAAATACCCCTTAAAATTATAGGGGTCCCAGACCTACCCTATATAGTTTGATTTGCATTGTTAATCATGTATAATACTTTACCACCCATATTTAAATGTATGCTAACTGTTGAAGATATTAATAAAATAGAAGATCCTATTGAGCGAAGAAAGCTCAAGATACAGATTATACAACGACATCAAAGAAAAGAACTTAAGCAAGTTAAAACTAATTTTTTATCTTTTGTAAAAAAGATGTGGCCAGATTTTATAGAGGGGTCCCATCATCAAACCATAGCAGACAAATTTAATAGATTGGCTTCTGGAGAATTGACCCGTCTAATTATAAACATGCCACCTAGGCATACTAAATCTGAATTTGCGTCGTTCTTTCTCCCTGCTTTTATGATCGGGCAGAATCCTAAATTAAAAATTATTCAAGCAACT